CGTGCTCGCCCAACTGTAAGTGGGGCATCTTGTCCTCCTTGTAGGCCACCGGCAGTATTGGCAGCAGCCTGTTCCATTTGACCGTGAATGTTTCTGAATCGGCGTTCAGGTGTGGCCCGAAGTCCACCAGTGCGTGCTGCGAACCGCAGGTCCTCAGTTGATAGTTCCTTGAGAATATCCCAAGCAATATCGAAGGCTTTCTTGGTGCTCTGACCGTTACTTCCTTGTCGAGCGCGGTTGGCACTAGGGGCTTCTGCAACAAGTCCGCCATCTTTTGTGTGACTCATGTCTTTGCCTCCTTTTCCGTATATGCCACGTTGTCTGCGCTCGCGCTTAAGGTCTACGCGATACTTAACGCGAGAGGGTGAGGAATGATAATCCTTGTCGTACTTTTGCTTGTTCTTCTTGGCCTCAGGACTCTTTGCGTGTTTAAGCATTAGTCGCACCAAGTCTTCGGGAGCAATAGGTGCTTGACTCGCATATATGGGAAGGCCATCTGGACCGATTTCGTGCGGCACTCCAGACATAGCACCTGATTTAATTCCAATAAGTGATGGTCCATAATCTGCTGCGGCTCTTCTGGTCCTCAGTCCTTGTCCTCCAACGGACCACACAACAGGTTTTCCACCTACAGGGTAGTTGGGCGAAGGCCCTAATCCTTCAAGCATAGCACGGTCAGCACGGTCGGGACTCATACCCCTGATGGCCATGATGGGTGTATTGGGGTCACTATCGTGCCCCATGAAACTCCCCAGCGTGGTTTGATATGTATTGTCTTTGAGCAACTGGTCGAGTATTTCCATGTAGTAGGATTTGTTGCCGCCGATGTATGTCATCGGCATGGCTGGGTCGGTTGTGTCAATCATGTGAGTGTGCTGATTTCCTAACTTTTCTAAGCCTGATACACCGTGTGTCGTAGCGATGACACCAGTAGGCTCGTTTGTTTCAGGATGGTATCGACCTACCAATCTTGTGATGGCGTGAGTGTTCATTTGTGTAGGGTCATTTGCATCAGGAACAGGTGGGTCGAACTTGTGTGTAACGATGGCATATTTGTCGGATGTCATGAGCCCTTGTACGTTGTTCATAATTTTTCGACCATGTTTTTGCCAAGCGGCTTTTGACCTATCTCTGATTTCATCATGAATTTCTTCAGGAAATCTTTCCTTTAGTCGCTTATCGAAGTGTTCTTCTTCTTTCCCTGTAGGGTCGTTGAATACAAGTTCGGGAAGAGGTTCCGTGCCGGGTGGAATAGGTGCACCTACTTTGTTGGCTGCGACCCGCTCTCTCTTTTTCCGGTTTGCCGACGCGATTGCAAATGGGTTGCCCATTGGCTTTTCACGCTTAGGTGGCCGCTTACCGTGTCGTCGCTTAAGCAACCGCCAAGAGAGGTCCATGGGCTCGCCTGTGTGGATGTCTTGGAATGATTGGTCAAATCCTACCAAATTAGGTGCTTGGTCTATGCTGTCACCTACTCTCCAACTCTCGTTTTCTGCATATCTTCTCTCACTTTCATCGTTGATTGCGTGCGCTAAACCAACATCAAAGTGACCATCAGGGGGGTTCATCAGTGCTTCATGAACCATTCGTGCATGAGGAGAATGTAGGTCAAACCAAGAGGGCTTATGCATATTTTCTAAATCACCGTCTTCAAGTGGGTAAAGTATTCTTTCAAAGCCCTGCATTTCTGCATGAGATAAATCGCTTAGTCTGAAATTACTGTATTCATCCTCAGGAAAGCCAGCCATTCCGGGCATAACTGCTTTCTCAAAAGACACGCTAATCACCCCTCCGAAGGAGACCAGTCAGAAAAGCATTGTGTGCGCTACGCTTATCGGGTGTGGCACCTTCGCATCGACAATGGCTGAGCGGGCACTATCACCAGCGGACTACGCGATGGCGATAGTCAAGGGTGATGACAAGGTCGAGAAATTTGTACCACTTATTGTTCCAGCCGCGTTTGGTGCGGCTGGTGCTTTGCATGGAGCAGGCTTTCGACTTAGAGATGATGAAGGCAATTTTAACATGAACTTTGGTGGCAACGCAAAGGCCGTAGACCCGTTGACTGGAGGTATGATTGCTGAGAAAGACTTGGGTGATTCTACTGGAGCCAAATTTGTGGGCGCTGGTGTCGGTGCGCTTCAGGGTGCGAACCCATTGACTTACCTTCGACCTGTCGCTGCTCTTGGGAGAGGGGCGCAGGCGCTTCGTGCTAAGCGTGCGGCAAATGTGTTGGAAGCGGGGGATACTGCGAGAGATGCGTATAGAGCAAGAGAACTCGCTGATATTAACCGTGCAATAGAGGCTGCTCAAATGCAGCGACAAGCGCAGCGACAAGCAAATATTGGCAACATGTATTCTAGAATAGATGCAATGCCAGCAGGAGGAGATGACGCTTATCGCTTCGTAGGAGGCGGTGTTGAGGCGTCTGATGCTACTAGATTCGCTGATGAGTTATTGGCTCCGCCTGTTCCCGGTACTCGTGCTTTCCATGATGCTGCTGCCGCAGCGGCAAGCCAATCGGCAACTGCAGCAGATAGAGTACAAGACATCAATTATCTTGCCGATTTAGAAAGATTGGATGCAATGCGTGCAGCACAGCGCCCCGTCAGTGACATGGCCCTTACTGGTGCTGGGGGTGTTGGTAGAGTAGCGGATTTAGTCAGTCGGCCACATTTGCCGTATATGATGGCACCAACATTTGCGGGACGTGTTAATCGAGCCCACCAGTACAATCAATTGTCGAGAGCCCAGCAGATGGCTATCGCTGCAAGGCAAGGTGCTAGAGTAGGTCAGGCTGCGGCTAAGATTGGACCAGCACTTGCTGGCCTTGGTGCCGCTGCTGTTCAGACTCAATTGCCAGAGACACAAACCAACATTCCCAATCAAGGTGTAAGCGGTAGTGCTTTAGGCCAAGGCGGTATGGGCAACATGGCCGGAGCACGGCATGGTGTCAATCCAGAACGACAAATATGGTCAGGTGAATTGGAACAAAGTCGAATCGCAACAGGTGAGAATATGACACTCGGAGATAGATTACTCAAAGAAGCGCAAGAGCGCATGGACAAGGCCCACTGTGGTACAATGAAGGCAGATGGTTGCCCCGGCTGCCCGAAGTGTGAGGGTGACAACAAAAAGAAAGCCAAGAAGCCTGCTCATGGTATGGTCATCGTGATTGGGTCTAAGGCTGGCCCCGGCCCATCAAAAGATGGAAAGCGGGAAAAGTTGGACTCTGACAAGGATGACAAGAAAGAGTGAAATTCAATAGCCACTTGGTCCTCGCTTTTGACGGACTGAGGGGCGCACCCTCTCTTGCTTCTCGGTCCACCTACTCAAGATAGAACACTATAATTAGGGCCTTGCTGTCGCACGTCACAGAGGGATACTCTTGTCTACAATGAATCGAAACGACCACGACCAAGCAGAAATTCGCCTATTGGGCCTCATTTTGATGCAATCTTTGAGCATCGGATTGGCAGTTGGAATTTTCCACAGTGACATGTGGCTAATGCATACTGACCCACTTGTCAATGGAATGACCTATGCCATGGGTGCGTTTGCTGTGCAAGGACTTGCTTACTATGTGTTCAAAATGTTCTTTCAACAAGGCATGGATGAAAAAGCACGCATCGCGCAAATGGAGCGAGAGCGACGAATGCGCTCGACTGGGCTACAGCAGACGTTTGAGCAGCGCCGTCAAGATATGGAATTGAAGATGCAAGAACTTCAGTTGGAACAAGAACTACGTTGGTTAGAGGCCAATCCCGGTCAAACACCTCCTTGGCTTGACCAAAGAGCAGGTAGTGGGGGCATGGACAGTGCTTCCATGTCGTTGGCCACGCCAAGTCATTATGCACAGGAAAAGCCTTCGTTGGAACTCGGTGTATCGTTTGACAAGGATGAAAAGCCACGAGCGGCTGATGGTAAGTTCAAGAAAAAGGAGTGATGTTCTGTGGGGCGTATTTTCAAAACGCCTACAGATGATGCTGTCGAACAAACGCTTCGGGCAATGCATACTCAAAACATCATCGACAACACTTACGAAAAGGGGTTAGGGTGGCTGAAAGTTTTGATTTTCAGTACATCAACTGCTTTTGTGGTGTCTGCATTTGAGTACTATACAGATTGGAACCTTTGGGAAAGCACTGGGAATTGGTTGTCTGAATGGGCTCAAAAGCAATTGGAGAAGTTGATTTGAGATGTCAGCCATTGCCGGTTCTGCCTTGGTTGGTGGGATTGTTTGGGCCAGAGAACTTTGGAACTATTGGAAGCCACGTCGTGTAGGAATCTATGGCCCTGCTTTGGCTGGTAAGACAACATTGGATAGATATTTGACTACGCCCGGTGAAATGGAGGACATTTCGCTTGAGGACCGGACAAAGCATATGCGCATTTTAGGTCGCTATATTTTGCCTAGGCCGACACGCAAACGTGTCAGTTGGAAAGGAGAAAAGCGTGTTGTATACAGCGCAGACATTGGTGGAGATGAGAGATTTTGGAGTCTTTGGATAGACGATATGGTCGATAGACAGGTCGAGGCCGTGGTGTTTTTGTTCGACCACCGTGCAATGCAGGGCGGCGATGCAGCAATTCAAGCGGTTGGTGGCTTCAAGTATCTTGTCGATGCGTTGATACACAAGCAATATCGCTACCGAGGCTTCAAAACGTGGTGGCGTGGTAAAAAATACAGCCCTAAAATCGTATTATTGGTAGCCAATAAAGCAGACCAGTGGTGGGATGACCAAGCCAATACGTTGTGGCAACAGCAAAGATTGGGTGAACACAAGATGTTTGACCCATTTCGGGAAGATTTGATACGTTTGCAGAAGGCAGGAATCCCTACAAATCGGTCTATGATGGCCACAAAAATTGGTTGGAATGTAGAACCAACTATGGTCGATTTGCTCTCAGGCTAATTGGAGGAAGGTATTTGATTATAGTGCACATCGCAGCAAAAGAGAGGGAGTCATTATGATACCAAATATGATGAATTTTGGTGGTTATGGTCAGATTCCACAGCAAGGTGCTTCCTTGTCGATGGTAGACCAAAATCAGTTGATTGCATTGTCACAACAGGGCAATGCGAGCCTAACACATGAACAATTACTGGAAATGCAGAGTGCTCAGCAAGGGATGAGAGAGGTTGCAGAGAAGAAAAACTTGGTTGTACCCAAGGTCAATTTCTATCCGAGTCGCCATCCTGACCCCCGAAAAGCAAGAAGAGCCGATATTAAGCAAGCCCGGCGTCTTTTGAAGCCGCTGAAGCGTAGTTGGTGGAATCCATTACGATGGGTTTGGGGACAAAAATACCGCTTTAATCGAAATGCCAGTCAATGTGTAGTCGATGGTTGTGATGTAGAGGAGTTAATCAAGTACGATAACCTCTATGCGAAGATTTGTGACGAAGAAACAGGTCGTTCTTTGTGGGATATGTACTGGAAAAACCCTGTAACTGGGGAGCCAGAGGCCTTTGTTGCACGTGAAAACGTCACTGATGGGCGTAAAATGAGGGGTACATATTGCCCAGAACACCTGCATTTGTACCATTTATTGTGCAAATGGGAGACTCAGGAGGAAACAGAGCGCAAAAAGACCAAAACTGGCATGAAAGAACTGGTCAAAAAGGGCGTAAGTACGGTCGCAGTACCCATTTCTCTCATCAAAAAGAAGGACAATACACCCCCATTTTTGACCAAATACGAGGATTTTTTCGTTCAATTGGAGGCAGATGCGCGTACACACCCCGGAATTAGCATTCTTCACTATCAAAATCCTGAAACAAAGTTGAATGATGTCACAATGGTGGTCTTTGATTTGCGTCTTTTCCAGAAAGAATTGGCTGAAATTGATACAACTTTGATGGATGCACTAGGAACTGTGGGCATTACGGCCCCTCCCGCAAATGCTATGCCTGTTCAGCCTATCGCAGATACCATCACGCAGCCTATGGGCAATGAAATGGGCCTTCCACAGCAGATACAGCAGACAGATTTAGGGATTCATACAAATCAGTAGGTGAAATAATGGGACTTTTTGGAAATAGTAATGCGCAAGTACCGAATGGTGCACTGAATCTCAGTGCTTCAGGGGCACCAATGGCAGGAAATCAACAGCAAGTATTCGGGGCTGGCCCGAATATGTTCAATCAACAGAATGCATTTGGTGCGCAAGGTGGAATGGGAGCGGCTTTTGCACAAGGGCTAGGCGTCCCGAACCAACCTGTAGCCCCTCCATCTGAGACAGAGATTCTAATTCACCTACTAAACTCAAATGTGCCTGTAGAAAAGTGGCTTGCAGGTCAGAACTTCCAGAATGTTGTGAACATGTTGTCTAGTATGGTGACACTCTGCATTCATCACTATTTCAAAAACGCCAAGTTTGTTGCTGATGATGATGGGAACTTGCAGATTGATGTGGCCTCTTTGCCTTCAGATGTCCAAACTGTCTCGGCAGAGAATGTATTGATGGATTTACAACAAGTCCAAAGTGCAGCGCAGCAGTCTGTTCAGCAGTGCCAGATGACACAGCAGCAAATTGTAGCCATTGCGAACCAATCGTTGATGAGTAGTGCACTTGGCGCTGCGATGAATGAGGGTATTTTCACGAAAGGCATGAGTGCAATGGGCTCAGGTATTCGTGGATTCGTAACAGGAGGAAGATAAGATGAGAGGAAATACAGGGTTCATCCCCAATGACATTGCACAGATAGCCGTTGAGTGGTTTAATCCACGTAAGTCAGTAATTGTTGACATGGTGATGATACAGTTGCTTTCGATGACTCTGACATTATTGTCAGTACTGATTTTCAAAGGCGACCAAATCGACTCATCTAACATGGCTTGGATGGTCGCAGGGTTGTTTGGTTCCTTCTTGTTGGCGTCGGCTGTTTATTCCCGAATCACGTCGATATGAGGACCCCACTTTTTGAGGGGACAAGTCGATGAGGAAAGAGTGGTCTTTACGCGCATCTGGCACCCACATTCTGTGCAGCGATTGCTCGCTTCAATCCAGTGTGGGCAGGCCCTGCAAATGCTATTCCGCTCTTCCCTAACTTCAGTTGGTACAAATCTGCGCATACCGATGTCTCTGGCCGCTTTTGCAAGGTCAATTCCTGTCTGAGGACGTATGGGAACGCCTCGGATTCTGGGGGCTCTAGGTAACTTTCGCATCACTACGTGATGAATGCCGTTCCACCATAAGGTTAATCCTTCGACCAATAGTGCCGAATGCATGGTCGGGGGTCGTCAGACTAAACGGTCTTGCTCATTTTGCCAAGATGAGAACCGTGACGAACTGGAAAGACAAATCACCGCAGGTGAAGTTACGGCCCGAGAATTAGACCGTGAAAAAGGCTGGAGAGACAACACCACTCAGCGCCATATCAGCAATCATATGGGAGAGTACATCAAGGCTGCAAACCCCTCTTGCCCAGTGTGTTCATGTGATGAGCGAAGTGAACTAGAAATGCAATACTTTGAGGACGGAAGGTCCTGTGAAGATATTTCAAATGAGTTGGGTTGCTCAGAAGATGCAGTGTATCGCCACATGAAAGACCACTTCCAACCCATTGTCAAGAAATCAGCAACGGCTTTGGTTGCAGTCAAGGTGGGGCATGAGATTGATTTGCTCCGTGAAAACGTGCAGGGTCTGAATGGGAAGTTAACTCAATTGATGGATGAGGTCAGCATTCACGATGATGGTGCCGTTAGCGATTTAGTGCGTTTGCACAAGGAAGTTCGTGAAACTCTCAAAGACCTCGTGGCTTATCAGTCAAAGTGGGCTGAGCCTGAAGAGAAAATGGTGGCCAACACAATCAATATCCTCAAAGTGGAGATGGCAAAGGAATCTCCAGAGACATGGAAGCGAGTTAAGAGTGCGCTTCTCAACCAAGAAGATGGTGAGTTTGACCTTACAGAGGTCATAGGTGATTGATATGCCAAGTGGAATGGGAGGTATGGCAACGGGTAGTGATACCCGAATGTACAACCCCCGCTCGGAATCTTCACGAATGTACTCTGCTGACGAAAGTCGCGGTGATTACAGGCACGGTTATGGTGACCCAGAAGACATGGAGCGCCAGCGTGACAAACAACAAGCGCAGGAAGAAGCGGACAAAACCAAAGACCTGCCACATATCAAAGTCGAAGTTGAGCATCAGGGCCCGGATTTACAAAACCCCCTTTCCCCCTTGCCGGGCGCTGAGAACGAAGAGCCCTTGATGAATGAGGACGAGAATGCAGTGGGCGCAGAAGTCTCTCAATTAACAGGGATGCCCGGCTCTATGGGTGCTCAACTTGACCAAGCAGTCGGGGCCAGAACGGGCACTGGTTCCGCAATGGGTGGCTATCGCCCTCTGTTGGCTACAGGTGAGCCGATGGATGGTGCTTGGTCCACACTACTCAAAAGAGTCAAGCCTTGGAGCGCACCTCAGTTTGACCAGACTCCGGTTGTTCGGCATCCAGAGCGTGCATCTTTGACGATGAGCCAAATCAAACCACGTAACCTTTCAACATACGGAGGCAAAGGTGGGCTTGACGAAGCCAAGAGTCCGTTGAAGCGAACTCACCAAGGTAGAGGTCAGGCTCACGCGGCTCACGAATTCGTTGCGCCTTACCACCAGTACCTGAGTACACAAGCCCATCGCCGCCAAATGGGTGGAATTGGTCTACCCGGTCATGGTGCAAAAGAAGTTGGTCGTGGGAGTCCGAAGATTACAATCCACCGATTGGCAGGTGAAAGCAAAGGACCGGGCACCATACCCAAAAAGCCCAAAGAAATGTCTGTAAGTCCAGTTCCTAAGGTCCCAATGGCCATCAAGGCTGAACTAGAGCACATCCAAGATTTACTACTCAAGGCCAAGAGCCCAGCCGATTACCTCCACTTCTCACAGTTGCGCTCAATGCTGCGACGTGTGAAGGAACTGATGGAGCGAAAGGAGAGTCGTCTGAAGGCCACAGCCAATATGCAGGGTGGACCCGGTGAGACTGGGCATCGTGATGGTGGTACAACGACCAACCACGGTGGCACTGAGACATTGAATCCAGAAGATGACACCAAGAACTGGGGCGCTTCATCAGCCCATCTGGTCGCACGTGGTAGCGGGAGGAGTGCCTGATGCCGGTCCTTGTTCGTAAGTCATGGCCACAAAGCGCATCCGTTCTGTCTATTCTGATGAGTGGTGGATTGATTCGGAAGTCTGAGGGACTTTGGCACGAAGGCGAAGGAATGCACCATGGCTTTGGGCCTGAAGAATTGTTTGATGGGATAGATGACCACCCATACGATGACACAGACGCACCCGGCCTAAAGCCTCACCATACTCCTTATGGTTACAACCCAAAGACTGGTGAACTCCAATTCAATGAAGATGGTACACCGGCTGGTTACCACGCCATTGATGCTGTTGCAAATCATTTACGAGAGCAGATAGAAGAAGCAGGCCTTGATACAGAGGCTATTAGTCCACGGGCTCTCATACAGTTGGCCATTGACATGCACAATTTAGAACATCAGATGCCTGATGGTTCACCCGGTCCACATACACTTCCCGGCTTTGATAGTGTATTGTGGCGCCGAATTTTTGGTGGCCCGTATCAAAAGGGGCTATCTGCTAAAGAAATGCAAAGTCGAGGTCATGACCCTGATGACACAGGTATTGCTCCAAAGCCATTGCAAACCATGAATCTAAACATGGGCAATGTAAACCGTCGTGGTGCTGCAACTGGGCGATGGTTTGATAGTGGTTATGTGCCATTTTATCAGGCTCTCAGGGCGGTTGTGAATGATACAAACGAGAGATTAGGCAGAAGGGGTATGCCACAGATTGATACCAGCAGTATGGAGTATTTGACAAAGCCTCATGTCAATCCTAGTAAAATGAGCAACAATAAAGTTCGTCACCTTAGGGGTGGAGAAGGCCGACATCTATTGGACACAGGTCGAACTTATGGTGAAGCCCTTGACGACCCGAATGCAAACGTCAGTTCTTGGTCTATCGCAGCATCAACACTCACAGACAGAGGCGGATTTCCTGAAGCATTTATTTCAGCACCTAGAAATCCTGATGGGACTGTCAAAACCACAGGTCGCCGTGGTCGAAAAGGAAAAGTTGACGAAGAAACAGGCGAACAGACTGGGGGTATGAGGGGACACGCAGTCACTGCGTTTAGGGATGCGGGCCTTGAGTTGACACCGGATGAATTAGACCACTTTCTTGCCATGCCATTGGCAAAGGTTCTGTTTGGGCAACCCCGCGAAGGAGTTCCCAAAAAAATTCTAGATAACTTGGCAGCAGAGCACGGTATAGACATGCAATCGCCTGAATTTATCAGGCATCTTTCAAGTATGTCTCCTCAAAAACTACCCAAAGAATTGCACCAAAGCAGAGGTTCTCACCACTATGCGCACAAACTTGCAGCGTTGAGTCGATTAGTTGGCGATAAATTTGACCAAAGTAACTACATGCCTAGTGACTCATCAGGCATTTTACATGAATCAAACATCGAAGACCATGAGTTGGCAGCCAAGATTTTGTCACACATGGTAGGGCACTATGAGATAGAGCCCCACGACTTTGGTGCTGAGTTGCAACCCAGCGCAGGTCACCCAATGGATGGCTCACACCATGCCTTCCCTGAACATTATCAGGATTACGTAGCATTAGACAGTAGTCAAATGCACCCCAATACTCATTTGCATGGGGATAGTTACAGTCGGGAAGAACTACCAGAACAAGAACCTCAAGCCCAACCTCTCCAGATGCGGCCAGCCCCTATGGCAGAAGCGCCAGTACCCCCTCGTAATCCGACACCACAAGAATTGGGTCGCTTGGCCACAATGGGTCAATTGAGGCCGGGCTCTGAGTTTGTAGGTCGTAGGACACCAGATACTGGGCAAATGATTACACCTGCTACCGCACAGAGAGCACAAGCACTGTCACAGCCGGGACAAACAATGTTTGACCCATACAGTGGTGCTTGGCTTCGTAGCCGCGACGATGTGTTAGGTGCAATGGACACCGTCCTCAAGGCCATGGAAGATTTGCAATTGGAAACAGCAATGCAGGATGCGACAGTGATGAAGCATGTTCCTACCCGATTGGATACAGGTTCTACAACTGAGGTTGGTATGTTTGCCAAATCTCTAGGCTTGACAGGTCACGATGTGCGAGCGATTCATTCTGCACAGGGCGACTGGTCAAAAGTTGCCAAGCAGTGGAGCGTCAATGAAAAGACGGTTCGGGTTATCAAGGCTGCAATGAGGGGGTCACTTTCATGAAGCCGGTTGCTGTTCTCAAGTCCCGCCCTGTTGCGGTAAGAAAGCAGTCTGGTCCTCAACTTCAGTATGACATGCAAGGGCGACCTTCATTCGTATTTGGTGCAGGTGGCGGCGGTCGCGGTGGCGGCGGTCGTTCAAAGCGTGAGCGCTTACTTGGAGCCGCTGGTGGTCTCGTAGGCGTTCTTGGTGGGGCATTGACCCCAACTCGTAGCCTAGGTGGTTTGCTTGGTGGGATGTATGCTGGAGGTGCACAGGGTAGTGCAGTGGCCGGTGGGTTGGGAAGAAGACTCACAGGTCGTAGGCGTCAGGCCGAGTTAGATGCGAGAGCAGAACTTAGAGATGCAGAGGCAAAGCGACGTGGTCAAGAACGTGTTCAACTTCGGGAAGACTATCGAGGGGCTAAAGGTCCAAGTCGATTCAAAACATTTCGTGAAACAGGTCAGTTCAAAACAGGAAAACACCGGGATGCCGAGATGCGCGAATTCTTGGAAGGTAAGAGGGACCGAATGGAAGGTGAAACAGATGCATCGTATGCGCAGGCAGGCCCTCGTGGTGGCCTAAGATATGACACACGAGAGCGACAACTACAGATGGCACAGTATGAAAAGGACAATGCTGCATACGAAGCCGCGCAACGTAAACACATACTGAGGGAAGCGGCTAAACTTGGCGTAACACCTGATTTAACCAGCATACAAAGTCTACCTATACCACCGAGAACTGTAGGGCCGATGGATGATGTGAATCAACAAAACTTAGCACGGTTTGCAGCAATAGCAGGTGCCGAAGATGCTGTGACAACACCAGCCGAGCCCGGAACCGGAGATGCAATGGTGGCTAACGGCGGTGCGGCATTTGGGCATCCTCAACCTGAGGGAAATATAGAGGGGAATTTATTGGCGACTGAACAAGTGGCATCTGAACATGGTGATGCCAATAGGACACCAACACTTAGAGACTTTACATCACCTAACGCTCCTGAGTCACCTCCACCGTTGACCCCTGAACAACGACAAAATGTGGCAGCACAGGCAAAGCCAGTGAGTCTAGAGGATTTCATGAGTGGCGGCACCATTGACGGGTGATTGAATGGCCGAGGAGAACATCAATCAACTCATCGTCGATATGGACCGTGAGATGAGTAAGAAGTCATTCAAGTACTTCTTCGTCGATATGCTTGGCTTTGATTTCTCAACCCATCACGAAGCATGGGAGAAAGGGCTACATGAAAACCGATACTACTGCGTGAAAGCGTCACGTGACCACGGTAAGTCTGTGTTCTTCATGAGTTATGCACTGTGGATTGCAGCGTTTAATCCCGGCACCAGCATCATGGTCTTCAGTCACAGCCTTGAGCAAACGCTTGAGCACATGCGATTCATCCGTATGCAAATTGAAGAGACTCCTGTTCTACAACACCTCAAGCCTGAGGGCGGTCGTCCGTGGAACAAGTCCTACTTCGACTTCACCAATGGCAGTCGTTTGATGGCCAAGTCGGTTGGCGGTGCTACTCGTGGATTCCACCCTGACGTTGTGGTCTGTGACGACATTTTGTGGGGGACTTCAGCCTCAGAGTTGCAGCGTGCAGCCGATTGGTTCTATGCGGTTCTCCTTCCTGTTCTTCACCACTCATCACGCTTGATGATGGTCGGTACGCCATTCAGTTACAACGATTTGTATGCTGAGTTGGAGACCAAAGATACGTTCCAAGTTGAGACTTATCCTGCAATTCTTGCCAATGGTGAACCATTGTGGCCCAATCGTTGGCCACTTGATGCTCTCAAAACACGTGAGGCGTCTATGCCCGCGATTCAGTTTGCACGTGAGTACCTTTGCGAGCCTATCCACGACCTATCGAGTATGTTCCCCAATGACATTCTGGAACAGGCACGGGATGACACGCTTATTCTGCTGGACAAGGCAGAGATGGAGTACGACGAGGATGGAGAGACTGCTGGAATCTTTGGGCAGCATTTCGTTGGTTGGGACCCTGCAATCGCATCGGACAAAAAGGCCGACTATACCGCCATGCTGACGTTGCGTATCCTACCTGATAGCGAGGAGAAGCAGATTGTCAATGCTTTGAATCAAAAGAATCTCAACAGCACTGCACAAAAGCGACAGATTATCCTCCTCAACAACCGATTCAAGCCTGAGATTATCGAACTTGAAGGCAACAACTTTCAGCGAATGTTCCAAACCGAGTTGGAAGACATGCGGGACGACATTCCCGTGCGTACAGTTATGACGACTAAGCAGCGTAAGGAGAGCATGTTTATGTCACTCTTGATGGCATTTGAGCAAGGCAAGATACGCACACCTTGGGGTAATGAAGCCAGCAGAGAGTTTACGCGAACACTGGAGACCCAACTCAATCGCTTTGGCATGACCAAGCAGGGTAAGTTGGAGTCGGTCGGTGTGCACGATGACTTGGCCATGGCACTTGCTTTGGCGAATTGGGCTACAAAGGAATTCCGTGGCAACATTGTCATGCTTGATGACGATGATATGCCGGGCTTTGATGACTGGTTTAAGGGAGGAGAAGCACCATCTAAAGGTGGCACAAGACCAAGTGAGTGGTTTATTGCGTGAAAGATAGTGCTATAAACGGGGAAGAGGAGGCGTAAGTATGTGGGATTCGTTGGTCGTCAATTATGGCGAAACACTTCCTGAAATTTTGTCCAATCACCCACAGATAGATGTCGATATGGCTTCTAGTATAATCAAGTCTACATTGGATGAGCCTATTCAGAAGACTGCGCCTTCAATTACGCTTCAGTTCCCACCTACAGGTGAGGGTTGGATTAAGGCTTACACAGGCATGAATGCAACGCAGTTGGTCAAGCAACTGAAGAAGCAGCGCCGACACAACAAAGATGTCAAAGATGACATTGACCATTTGGTCAAACTCATTCGTACAATCAAGAGTGAAGAGGTCGAGGCTACGCTCAATGGTATAGGCTGGGCTACAGACCGGCACGATACACTTCGCTCGCTTGGTTTGTCTGACCGTGACCTCAAATCACTACGGTTGTTCCACAATTCACGTAGTTCTTCACTTCTGCGAGCATGTGAAATGTGGGAGACTTCTGATATGGCACTCAAGGCACTTGATGAGTATCAGGATGTTTGGGGTGAAGCCGAGCAAAAGGCGTGGGTAAACGCAATGGAGACTCGCAAAGCCGCACGCTCTGTTTGGAGAAAGTCTCTACATCAGATTGACAGCCTTACCAAGGACCAAAAGTCTTGGTTGGAGTTGGCAAAGGCAGAACTGGATGACAAAGGCCCCATGACTTCTCGCTCAATTACTGAAAACATGATGGGTTCAGCACCCTCAGGTGTAATCCGTAGTCTGACTCCGGCAAAGATGAGTAAGTTACTCAAAATGTATGGCGAGGAAATGGACATTATCAAAGGTACACGAAAGGGAGAATATGTTCTGCTAAAGTCCGATGGCCTTGTACTGAAGAACTCTGACGTATGGGGCTATGCGGCTGGGTTCCTTGATGCTGATGGTTCAATTTACATCACCGACCGTGATGAGCCACGTGCCTCTTTCATTGCCACGGGCAACAGAGGACGTGTGCATTGCGAGCAATTACACAAGGTATTGGACTGTGGCATTCTTCAGTTGGACCAAAAGGTGTACAAAGACGGCCAGCGTTCACAACACCGGGTATCATTTTATTCTAAGGAGGATTTGAGAAAACTCCTCACAGGTTTGGGTCCACACCTTCGGATGAAAGAAACACAGGCAAAGGCTGTGTTGGCTTTCATTGACGAAAAGGATTCGACGAGAAAAGGACAATTGCGTAAATTGGTACAGTATCTCAACTGGGAGGGAACACAGAAAGGTGAGGACTGCCTCCGCCAGTGGGGAGTAGACCAAGATACGGTCATGAGTTGGGCAGGTGGTCTATGATGGCAGAAGGAGAACAGGGCAGAGTTAGTCGATTTTTGAGTGCCATTGCATCTCCGTTCCGTCGCCGGTCTACACCGGCTCCTCAGATGCCTTTGTGGACAACGGGTATTCAAGAGCCTGTACTTGTTCAAGGTGTTACACTACCAGCCCTATATGCAGTGGCCAATGAGAACTTGATTCTACGAACCGTAATCACAACTCTACAGCAGGAAATTTTCCGCCGTGGCTATTACTGGGAAAAGGCATACCACAAGAAATGCGTTGAGTGTGAAAAGGAATACCAGCATGACATTGAATCATGTGACTTGTGTGGAGGAGAAGTCAAAGACCCTGACCCTGACCAAGCCATCTATGCTCGTTGGTTTGTAGACCAACGGAACAGCATGAACCAGTCATTCATGGATGTGCTTCGTGAAATCGAGTATGATTTGAACATCACCGATGATGCATTTTTGATTCTGATTAAGGAGTATTACATTGACGAAGAGAGTGGTGAGCCTGCTTTCTATCGTGTAAAGGAAGCGATTCGTGGTGACCCTATCTTCATGCGCATTGTTGCTGACAAGCGTGGTGTACGAGGTGGTCGCTATCGTGTCTGTCCGCTTCACCGTGATGTCGTTCGCTCTTTCCATGAGGAAGAGAAAAACTGCCCTACATGCAGTCAAAAATTAGAGGATGTACATTACGTCAATACTGCAGGTTCAGGCAAAACACAGTATTTCCTTGATGGAGAAGTCTTGCATATTTCCAAGTACCAACCTTCCAAGTTGTATGGGCGTGCGCCTGTGGCCACGCTATGGCGACAAGCCATGACATTAACAGCAATGGACAATTACATGTACACAGCCTACAGTAAGAGGCGAACCCCACGTGGTATGATTTCAATTACCACAGACAACATTGAATCCATGAAATCTTTCTGGAAGGGCGTTGATGAGAAGTTGGAGCGTGACCCTCATTACATTCCTAAGATTGGAATCGAAAGTCAGACAGGGCGCGGTGGTGTGAATTGGGTCAAGTTCATGGACACTCTGGAAGAAATGCAGTACATTACTGTCCGTGATGAAATGCGACAGCGCATTGCTTCGTTCTACGGCGTGTCCAATGTGTTCATGATGGATACAGGTAAATCTGGCGGCCTCAACAACGAAGGATTGCAAGTTCTTGTTACCAATCGTGCAGTTGAGTTTGGTCACAAAGTGTATACTGAGAACTTATTCCCACGTATGTTAGAGCAAATGGAAGTTACAGATTGGAAGTTGACACTGTATCCATCGGAAGAAGAGGACGAGGTCACTCGACTTCGTCGAGATGAGATGGAAGTCAACATTGCACAGCGCATGGCTATGCTTGGTTATCAGGCTCAATTGCTGGAAGAAGGTACACGAGACATTCGCTTCATTTACAAGCAGCCTGACCCCGGTATGCAGCAAGGTCCACCCGGCATGGGTGGCGGTATGGGTATGGGTATGCCAATGGGCGGAATGCAGATGGGTGGCGGTATGGGCACACCCGGTGCACTTCCGAGCCGAAATATCCCACCACAACTCGCAGGCGCCATGGGCGCTGCAGCCCGAGGACCGGGTTCACAACCCGGTGGGGAAGGCATGGGAATCCGCACACCGAGCAGCCCTGCGGCTCCTCAACGGCGTAGTGGAATGAGTGGAAGTCCAGTATCATCAGTACAGCAACGAGGTATGCAACCGGGCCCCGTTGAACAGGCATCTCGATTCAGAGGTGCTTGAGAAAGGTTGAAGTCATGAGAAGGAGTGGAGAACGATATGAGCGAACTACGCAAGTTAGACCCAATGGCCCGTAAGATGCGGGTACATGTCGATGCGTTTTACAAAGCAATTGAAGAAAATGATGCAATGACGGCCCGTGGTCACATTGGTGAAATTCAAAAATTCGCTGAGTATTTGAGTAACGATGTAGAGTCAATTGTAAACAAGGCAGAGAAGATTCAGGGCATCAATGATGTGTATGCTGGTGGATTCCCCGTACAGAAGTTCAAGCAGACTGAGAAAGTTCATCCTGCTTCAGACCAAGTACTTGCAGGGACCATCCGAACGAATCGGATTGGTAGCATTATGCGACCACAGAGCAACCGAAGTCTACAGTGAGTGATTTAGATGACAGAGCAAGCAGAAGAGGGTAATGTCGCTGAGACATTGATGCAGGCACTGATTTCAAAGATGGAACACATGGACCAGACCATCCAAAATCTACAGGAAGAGAATGCGATTATCAAGAAGCACATGGCGAATCCAACAGGTTTGCTAAAGAAAATGGGTTTTGTCTCAATGAGGACACCATTTGCTGAAGATGTTCGACCTGATATTTTCCGAGGGGATTCACATGAAATCCTCAAGGCAGAAGAGGGGCGACCAGAGATTTCTGTTCCTCAATCCAATTCAGAGTTCCATAATATGAATTGGTCAGATATTCATGAATTGGCTGAATCAGCCAAAGACGCCGGTTATATCGGCAACGTACCTATGCTAGAGTGATTAAGATGAAGCCAAGATTTGTACCCCGCGACAAAGGTTTTGAGAACCTGTTGAAAGAAGCCATTGAATTAGAAGAGCGCCTTGAGAAGGCTGTCCCTGAGTTCCAGCAAAAAGAGGGCTCAAAGCATGGCCAGACTCAGTTTATGACGCAATCTGCCGGTAAGAACAACGTGCAGAACCATGGGTACATGACCAACAATGTCGTTCCCGAATCTGAAGATGTCAAGAACACAGGTGCCAAGATGGAAAACTCCAAGATTTTGGACACCTACAAAAACCACTATCCCAATACGGAATCTACCACCGCAAGCCACGAGACAACTGGTGGCAAAGATGAGAAGCCTGCATCTCTCAAGAAGATGGGTACATCTGGCGAGCAGTGGAGACTGGATACTATCGCCAAGTCTGTCCGCGACCTGTCCCGCCGTTTGGAGTGAACGGCTGGTGATGGCGTGAAAGAAGGCCCTGCTGAGATTTACAAGCGGTCTCGCAAGGTTTTCTTCCGCTCGTTAATGGATGGCATCGGCAAGTCCGGTGCGGCTGTTGACTATCATTTCGCTTTACTCAATCTCCAGCGACACGACGGTGTCGTTCCCATGAACCACATCGACCAAATGCTACAGAAGATGGTCGAGCCGGTTCTGAAGCAAGAAGAGTTTGCAGATTTCTGGGGGCAGCAAGAAGCAGCCATGCGTCAAGCACAGATACAGGCTTACTTTGCAGAAGTTGAGCGTCAAGAACGTGAGGCAAGAGATTACAGCCAGAGGCAGGGGGCGGGAGGTGCTGCTCCGTGGACTCAAATTAGACACTTTGAGGGCTCAGGAGGCGTGCCGGGTCAGCAAGTCTCTGGTCGAGATGAGCCGCCGATGGTGGCTAGGGACTTTACTGAAGGTGGCGTTTCTGATGAAGGTGCAGGTGCAGAAGAATCTTTGCGAGGTTTAGATGCACCCGGTGCAGCACGAGAATGGAGTGAAGGTGCATTCACTTTCCCAAGATGGCATCAGCAGAAAGTACCAGTATATCGTGATGGTAAGATAGTTGGTTACAATGTAGTCGGTCAGGAAGACCTAGAATCACGATTGTATGGGGGTGGCATCTATGGAGTACAAGCGCGTGAAGGAGAGTGGGTCGGAGGAGGACACTTAGAACAGCGCGTTGTCGCAGAAGCCGCAGATAATCCAAGAATGCAAGGCAGGACTTGGCCTCGTATTTTGAATACCGCGACTGCCTTTGACGATGGGAGACCATCACAAGGGTTTGAAGATACAAATTCTTGGTTGATGGGCCATGGTTCACCACTTCATGGTGATTATGATTATGATAATCCAATTCCGGGCACTTTGCCGCCATGGGTGGAACTACTCAGAGATTTCTATTTGCATCCAGTCGCGCATGGTCTGACACAGAGTCAAATAGACCATGAGAAAGACCGTCGCTGGGAGCAATTTCACAGAGAACATCCAGATTATAACGAACTTGGTGCAAGAGTAAAGATTGGGCACCCGATTGTAGATGCATGGGACGGTGCCAGTAATTATCTTGGCAAGTCAAACATGACACCACACGATATGTATGAACGACATTACGACGAGTGGTTGGCTGATAATGACATTTTGAACTCCTTCCATTCAGATGATGCCGATGGAGAACGAAAATTACGTGAGACTCACATGAATCAGGCTATTGAAAACTGGCTAAAAATTGGCCAGATGGATGAGGAAGGGCATCCCATTGGAATGGGCTTGGGAGATTACTTCTATGGTTTAGAATGGTTGTCACCCAAAGAACGCTCTGCTGTGTATGACCACAGGAGAGTGCATGGGACGGATGACCATAACCACCAGAGAGTCAAAGATGCACGAGGATTTGAAATGGGCAGACTCAAGCGCAATAAATGGAACAGGTTCCAACCGCTGTATGAGCACTTTGGTAGAGAGCCAGACATGCCGGGAATCTTTGGGGAGCATAATCTCATTCCTGTTAAGCAAGACAAGGCTAAGCCTCAACATATCCGAGAAGCCTTGAAAGAAGGCTCACTTGACCAAGAAATCATTCGGCACCATTATGCTCAGACAGGAGAAGAAGACGGTGATGTTGGTCGTGGTATTCCGAAAATGGGTAAGGTCATCGAGGATAGATTTGCGGGAGAAGATGGCGTAGTAAGCCTCAAGCAGTTATTGAGACTTGCAGGTATTGACCACAACACCTTAGGTAGGGGCAAAGACCGATACAGTAACCTTGAATTTTACAAAAAGGGTGAACACCCAGATTATCCAAATTGGGACCCGGATACAGCACCTATTACAAAAGCAGGTCAGCAGGGTGACATTAGGAAGGATATTCGCCGGATTATGAATCAGGCCAACAGACTGTCTAACGATAATTATCATGCTCGGAAGATGAATAATGCTGGTGCGTTTCACCTAAATCAGAGAGTCAATCCCAATCAATATGTCAAAGGAAAAGTACCGAATGACCATTTCAATTATGCAGGTTACAAGCACCCTGAGACAGGAGAATATATCCCTGAAAATTCTACACTATCCACCCATTGGGGTCGCCCATTTCGCTATCATGGTGGCACAGGACGACATCACAATATAGCCCTTGACATCATTCACCAACATACAGGGGAACGAGTTGAGGATAAGGAGGGCAACCCAACTGGCGAAATACATTCTCTAATGGGAATTAGCAGTGATGTTGCTTCGACTGAAGGGATGAGTGATGAACGCATTGCTGCACTCAAACTGCTCCCGTTCCATGCGAACTTTGACCTCGCTGACAAATCTATAGGTGCAATGGGGCCTTTTTCTCCGGCGTTTGGCTCTGAAAGAGAACGGGAGAAGAAGAAGAAATATGAGAGGACAGACCCTGATGACCCCATGAGTAGACGCCTTGTTGGCGAAGAATTGGGTGGGCTGAAATACAAATCTCCTTCTAGGCCTGAAGTTTTCAATCAGTGGAACACAAAAGTCATGTCTCAAGTGAAAGGAGGTAAATCTGACATTACGAGGTTTGGGACGCATACCTCTATGCCTGCTTCCAACCACATGATTCAGGAACTTTTCCAGCACTACATGGATGAAAAGCAAAGGGAGGCGGCACTGAATGGGATACGAAAAGGGCGCATTGAAGGAATGGATAGCCATCTCAACATTCGCCTTCCGCATAGAGGGCAGTCTCAATTGTTTGGCCCGTCACATCATGAGAAAAATGTGGATGATATTTCAAAAAGGCGAGCCGCTCAGATGGGCTGGACAAATCACCCATTGAACCCTGCACCTAGTTATGTGGACCACAATGCACTTACGCCTGAGCACACGAAACACATAGGCTCCTTGCAGAGTATGAAGGAAGGAATGGGAACAGGGCAAGCAGAACCAAGTGGAGAATTTGGCACGACCTATAGTGAGGATAGGGAAGCGGCTGAATTTGAGTTGGATATGCTGAACCAAAAATTACTGAATGCGGAGCATCAATTGGAAAAGGATTTTCCTGATATTCGTAATCGTATTAAGCGCAACGAAGCAACACCTGAAGAAGTTCAAGGTTGGCTGAAGCGGTCGGGTGAATTCAAAGATATTCGGAGGCAACTTCATGATGCCGAAGACGCAATGGACGATGTAGATGCAACAGAAGCAGAGAATTTACCACAAATACGTGGTCCTTTGGAATCCCATGATGCAAAGCATAAGCGAGATACAGAGGTTATCGGTGACGAAGCAGCAGATATGCGTCAGCGTTGGGAGCAGGCTACAGGACAGAGCGCATTTGACCCCAATGATTTGTGGACAAGTATTTGCAATGCAATGGAATTTGCAAGGAAGAGCAACACCTATCTCAATATGAAAGACCCGAGTGAACATGGGCGCACAAGTCTTAGTATGGACTTCAAAGAGCGACCCACTGATGTCGTTACAGGTGGAGAAAGGCAGGCAAGCATCAAAAGTCATGTGCATAATAATGGAAATTTGCTGACTTCTGCGAGTTCTGATGAAGAGTTCTATGAGGCACTAGAACTTGACCCTGAGGATTATCACCACAGCCAGACGATTGCGCACGTGAA